ATAAAGTACCGTGGTCAGTGATGGCAATTGCTGGCATCCCTAACTCAACTGCACGGTCAACGTATTCTTCTGGAGTAGCAATCCCATCAAATAAACTAAAATGGGTGTGGACATGTAAGCCTACGTAGTTCATATTACCAATCAGCGTTTGTTGCTGATGTGGCAGATGGGCCATCAAAGCCCAAGTAGAACGCTTCTTGTTCTGCGTATGGAATCTTGCGTAGTGCAGACTCTAGTGGATAAGGCTTGATGTCTCCCCAATTAAATGGTTCCTTATCTGGTGCTGATGGAATAAGTGTGTAATTAGTTTCAGTTCCCTGACCATTACGCTTTAACTTCCACTGTACGTTTGAAATGCTTCCTGTCTCAAGAGCATACTCACGAATTGTATTGAATGATGATTGCTTGCTAACACCCATTGACCAGATTGCAACATATGGTGCCTCAATACCGTCATCTACAATTACGTTGCAATAGAAACGAAGACGTGCTCGCCAGCCAGCCTTTGGATCCTTGCGGTGCATTTCTTCAGCCCAGTCACGACCTTCTGTGTCCATCGTGTCTACAGCCTTGCGCTTGTAGTCCTTTGGGTTTGTGTGTTCTGATACAACAATTGCTAGTCCACGATCTGCGTTATAGTTTGCTGAATCTTCATCTAGTTCTTCTAAGAACCTAATCTTTACTGATTGTCCGTCAGCAAGTTTTAACCACTTAACCTTTGGACCATCGCCACCCTTTGGGCCATCTAGTACTGGGCCCATTTCTTTTATTCCTCTTAGTATTGCCATGTGTTTTCTCTTTTCTTTTATGTTATTGTTTTAGTTTAGCATAGACTGTATTGATTTGTCAAACTGGAAGTCCAGTTCTTGAATTGACTTATCGTCCATATCGCCTATATCTTTATATTTTTTATCTAGTTTAATTACGGATACACGAGAACCAAGTTTTTCAAGTATCTTAGTTTTCATATTTCCACCTGCTTCATCGTTATCCGCAATGACAATTATATCATTAAAGTACTTTTGAAGCAATTCTATTTGTATGTTTGATACATTGGATCCAAGTGTTGCTACTGCTGGAAAGCCACACTGGTCAAGCCTAATAGCATCAAATGATGATTCCACTATGTAAACTTTGCCAGAACTTTTTACTCTATGCAGATTAAATAGTGTCTTAGATTTTGGCAACCCTGGAGTATTCTTAAACTCCTTGCCTTCAACAGACCTTCCAACAAAGCCAATTGGCAATCCATCTGGACTGTGTACTGGTACAGTTACCATGTCCTGTTTAACTGAGTAGCCCAAAGAAAACTTTGACCAAGAATCCATATTTATTTTTCTATATTTAAAATAGTTTTTTGCTCTATCGGAAACCAACAATCCATTATATAAACGCTTTAAGACTATCTCGTCAAATGAAATAAACTCTGGTTTTTTATATAAGGCTTTATCAACGTCTTGTTCAATACTTGTTTCTATTTCTTTGCTCTTGATAAATCTCGCAGCCTCAAAATATGTTCTATTGGACATATGCATAACAAACTCTGTTAATCCAGTAACATGATGACAGGCAAAACAGAAAAATGTACCACTTGATTTATCTATTTCCCCTGCTGGGGTTCTGTTATTATTGTGATAGGGACAAAAAATTATATAGTCTGAGTCAACCTCTGACTCAATTGTTACACCTGTTCCTGTAATAATTCTTTTGATTTGCTCTTTGCTATAAGAATTGGCTTGCTTGCGTCTATCCCTACTATCCATTTACTTTTTCTCTTTCCCGTGTATGTTCCGTATATTGTTATTTCAAAATTAAAATAGTTCTTTATCTCATTATAGTCTATAGTAAAATCTATGTTTATGTCAAGTCTTGGGACATACCCATTAAGACGCATTTCTGATACTAATAGCCTTTCATATTCTTCTCTTAATCGGACAATAGAGGATTCATCCTGAATGATGCCTTCAAGATTAAACCTTTTAATTGCTTTGTGGTGAAAGTTGTCCATGCCATATTATAACTACTTATCTTCAAAATCTTTATATCTATAGTATCCCTTGTCAAAATCGCACTGAACAAGAAAGTCACCCATAAATCCATTACGGTTTTTGCGAAAAGCACATTCAATAATATCACTATTTGTAGCACGTCCTAGGGCCAAAACCCAGTCTGCATCATATGCAATCTGTCTGGACCAAGAAGTTTGTCCAAGAGTGGGGACGCTATTTAAATCATTTGCATCGTCAGGTGTGGCGGATGAAATAGCAATGATTGGAACTTCTTCACCAATAGCCATAAGTTTTAGTTCTCTAGAAAGATTCTTCATTCGTACCGTTTCATTATCTGATTTCTGGTTAGGAGCCATCAACTGAAGGTAGTCAACAATTACAAAGTCTGGCTTATACTGATCAATCTTTCCACGAAGAACTGATGGATTAATTTCTCCACCTTGGTCATTTGAAATAATATGAAACTCTGGTTTTCCTTTAAGATTTTTTTCATGCCAGTCTTTTAACATATCCATTTCAACTTCGCCATTGCTTAATTTTCTATGAGACCATCTACCTTCTCCCATAATTGTAAATACACGGTTGCGAACTTCTGTTTCACTCATTTCAAGACTAATGACTAATGGGCTACGACCTTGTTTCCAGGCCTGTACAGCAAAGTAGAGAGCCAACCATGATTTTCCAATACCTGGGTATGCAAGAAAAACTCCTAATTGCCCTGGCATGATTCCAGAAGGAAGATAATTATCAAAGCCTGGAAGTCCAGTCTTAATACCAACGTGACCAAGTGCTTGCTGTTTCTTTAAATTTTCAAAGTAAGCAATTGCAGACTCTAGATCTGTTACATCAATGTCACGAATTGCAGATGTGTTCTTTTTTAATTCTGAGGTTTTTGTAATTAATTCATTCAGAGCATTTGTTCCATTGTTATTCTGAATCTCTGTTGCTGCTGATCTAATAATATCCTTTAGGCTATCTGTAAGGTACTCTCCCTGAAGTTCTTCAAGATGGTGCTTTGTTGCGCCTACTCCCTGAATTGGTTCAAAGTCACGAAACTTTTCTCTAACCAAATCTACTGGTGGCACTGTAGAGTTATTTTCAAAATATAATCTTACAAAATTCCAAATATCTCCATGAGTTCTTAGAAGGTTTTCTACATTGGCTTGAAGTAAAACGTGGATTTGTTTATCTTGTAAGACTGCCGTGATCAACTTTGATTCCGTACTATTCACTTAGCCACTCCTTTGCCATTCTTCTGCGCTCTTCTCTCTCTTTGTCGTCTTTCTTTTTATCTTTTTGTGCCTGTAAAATTTTTTCTGCATTATATGTAAAGTGATTCCAAGAAGGAGTCTGTGCAACTTTAAAATAATACTCAAGTATATCGTAGCAACCTGACAAACCGTATGACTCTACAAGGGCATCTGATGCCCACTGTTCTACGTTTAAGTTTAGAGATGGCTTTGATTCGTACCTTTCGGCATGATACTTACTGTATCTTGAAAGCAAAGCCATACGGTCTTTGCGTTCTGCCATTATTCGTTAATTTCTGCCTTTGCTTCGTTAATCTTTTCAGTTAACTTGTCTTCAACAAATTTATACACACGCTCAAAAGCATCGTTTGTATTTTCTGCATCACGTTTTGAGTCTACCACTCCTAAGTCCAATCTAAGTGATTGAAAATTTCCCAAGTTTAACGTATATCCTAATGTTACAGATACTTTAGTTGTTTCATTCTCCATTTATATACCCTTCGCTAAATAGATCCAAACCGAATTGATATGAATCGTTTATCCTATGTTTCCTTGTATTTAATTGTACCATTTCTGAGCAATTACTGCAACATAGAAAGTATGCCAAATTTATGATTTTTATCTACTACGTACGGAATAATACCTTCTACCACTCCCTTAGTAAAAACAACTAGTGGCAAATATACTGTTTTATTATTTTTTGAATATTCTTTAACATATTTTGCATTTTCTGGAATATGTATTTTATATTCAGCACATGACCAATCAACAAAACTATTAGATATCCAATAGGTGGGGTGGACAGAATAAAATGACATTCTACATCCAGGATTAACATGACTTTTTAATACTTGATTATAAAAATATGTACCTCTTAAGCCGTCTTTATCTTCATGCTTAGAGTTTGGGGCATCATCAAAGAATATACTATCAAACTTTCCTAAATTTTTTAATTGATTTTGCCATGTTCCTTCTACAATAATAACTTTATGTTTTTGATTTTGTGCCCACAAGTAAAGTTTTTCTAGAACAATTGGATTATCTTCAATGATTGTATGAGTATCTATATTATGTTTTTGTATTTGATTTGCTGAGTACCCTAGGCCAAAACCAATTTCTAAAACATTTCCATACGGATTAAGATGATCTATTAAAGCCTCCATGTAAGGCTTTTCCCACTCCATCATTACCTGATAGCCAGTGCTATCGATTAATATATCTTTACCATTTTCATCTATTTCATATTTCATAAACCAACTCCTATATAGATTCTCCCCAAATAGGGATATACCTTCCATCTTCGGTTCTTGTATATGTAAGTATACCATCCCCCATTCTTCGCGTCAACTCTTGCTTGCTGGGCGTAATATCATTAGTAATTAATTTATCTTTTCTTGGTCTTCCAATATGATTTGTAGCAAGTATATCACGTATCTCTTTTACTTGTGATTCTGAGTAATATGATCTTACTTGAAATCCTCTAGCCCCACCTTTTTGAGAACCCATTGGAAATGGAATAACACCTCGTTTCATTAGTGATGGCATATATTTTTTATGACGATTAACTAAATCAGCAGTCTGGCCTACTGTGTATGCTCGTTCTCTTTTATTTTTAAAATCACTAACTAAACAACTTTCAATTTGATCTTTTGTAATATTATAAACAGACATTATTCCATTAGACTGATTTAAATGATAAATTCTTACAAGGCTACCATTAAGGAACCAGACCTTTTTGTTTCCTTTTATTACAGGGAGGCTATTGTAGCCTTCGCTCTCAATTGTTCCTTTTTTAGTAGCCATCTTCCCTCTTCATAATTTTGTGCTGGATTAAAGAATTTTCTATTTCCACATGTAATACAATAAGTTTCCATATGGCTATTTTCACTAAATATCCTGTCAATGAACATTCGCCCTTTGCATCTATTACAGATAAGCATTAATTTGGTATTCCAATAATTACCAAGTTAATACCAATGCTTGTGTCGCCTCCAGCATTAAACTTGACTGTACCCTCGACCTTTGAAGTTGAAATACTTTTTAGTGTGACTGTAACATCCTTACCAGCATCCGTATTTCCAACGTTAACTGGTGTTGCTGTTACTACTGGTGCAAACTTAAACTCGCTTGGAAAATCATAAAAGAACGGCTGAGAAGATCCAGCAGTTTGTGTTGTGCTTGTTGTAACTTGAACATACCCTCCAATAATTCTTGCCTCAGATGCTTTGACGCTTTGTTTTCCAGCGTTGGGTGTGTCTATTGTTACATACTTGTAGGCTGATGGAGATACCTGAACAGAAAGATCATTAATAGCCTTAACAATCTGATAGATGTATGTTACGTCTAGTGGTTGACCTCGTTCTGGTACGGGTAATATTGCCATAATATAATTATACCAGACTTACGATTCCAGAGTCATATACTTCTAGGTTTTCTGTAAGTGCTGGATTAATAGATGATATTTGAACTATAGCCCTTACTGACTGTGTTCCTGTTTTTAAAAATGAATAGTTTTGTGATCCAGATGTTCCTAGATAAGACGGAGTTGCTCCATCAAACCCTACAAAGATATCATAGGTTATTTGTATTGAAACTTCTCCTACTGCCCAATTTAGAAAAATTGTATTACCAATAATATTAAGATCTCCTGGGCCAGTAACAACAGCCTCAGAACCAAGAATAAATATTTTTGAATATGCTGACTTTCTGTTTTTATCTTCTGCTATTAATCTAAATCTTAAAACTCTTGAATTAGACGATGTTACTTTTCCAAGTAAATCTTTTTTAATAATAACATTTTTTATTCCTTTGTCTGCCATTATCCAACATCCAAGGCAAATCTAAACTCAATATAGTTTGTTGTGTTTGCTGATTTTATAATTGGTTTTGCACCTACACTTTTAATTACAGAGTATCCAGTAAGTCCATACAAAGAATTTGTAGAAGTAATATTTTCAAGTCTTAGCCCATCTAAACAAACATAAAATAAGTCAGAAGGCAATCCAGCCTCTGTTACGCAAGCATAAATTTTTGCTACAGTAACTTCTCTCCAGTCAAAGTTATCTGTTTTGTTTAAATCTTTAAGTGCTTTTGTAGCAACAACGTATCTGTTTAAAGCAAAATTTGTTTCTTTTACTGCTGTTCCAGCAGAGTATCCTACATCATCAATATCTACCTCAAACCTTGCATACTCTTGTGAAGAGTTTAAGCCAGTATAAGAAAATTCCAATAAAATTTTAACATTGTCTGGCACTGTATTGGAGTTGGCAACTTTATTAACAACAGAAAATGCTAATCTTAGTTCATCTAATGGACTATTTTTTGTAAGATCTACTGCTGTATCGTTTAGCCTTATGTATTTAGATCCAGTGCCAACTACAATTTTACCTAACTGGTTACTTGTAAGGGTTGAATCATTTCCAACTATAGCAATAATATTATTTAAGAATCTACATCTTTCATTTCTTGCAACTCTGTCTGACTGAGTAAATATTCTATTGTCTGCATTTGTCTTAAATACATTGAGGGACTGGTTTATAATCCCGTTTTCTGCAACACCATCAAGTGGTTCATATTTTGATTCTATATCAATTGCAGCAGAACCAAATGGTTGATATAGCCAGTTGTCAGTATCTGCAAAAGAATAAATTGTTCGGCTATCAAAAGATCCAGCAATTGGGTTTGACGCAGCAGAGAATATTCCAACCTCAGTAATCTCATATCTTTCTTCTGTTGGCAACTCTGCTGTTAATACTACCTTATCTATCCCGCCCTCATTTACGAATCCTCTAGAAATAATAGGAACACGAAACATCTCAAAATCTAAGGAATTTTTTAGTGCATAGTCTCCAAAAACACCCCCATCAGAAGCCACTGGGCTAGGCCCACAGCCCACAGCAATGTGTGAGGCATATGATTGTGTCTGACCCACAAGATACTTGGCTAAAAGATTTTTACCTATATTAGTTATCATTAATTACTCCCACTATGTATTGTATCATCAAAAATACTTCCACTGTTCAATATATTAATTTCTGCTTGCTCGCCCTCTTTGACATTAACTAAGTTAATAACTAGGTCTCCGCTTATCGGATCTATGTAGACTGACTTACAGTTTGGAACTTTAACTCCATCCACCAGATCATATCCTGTACCACAAACTGGCAGATGGTCAAATATGGATAAAGATAAAGACTTAAGATACGAATCAGATGCCTGGAGTCTTAAAACATTATTTGGATTGTATTGTAGATATAAATCTGTCAAATTTTTAATCGGGGTATAAATAACCTTTTGTCCATTTACCAGGTCATGCCTAGATATAGTGGCAAGTTCATATCCTCCAATATCCTCAAATATAAGGTCTGTCATTATTTCAATAGACATGGCCTCATCATTTAAAAGAATTAAATCTGGAGTAGCAATTTTTACTGAGTTATCTTGAGATGCACTTTCTGGATATGGAAGATTTGCTGTTGCGCTTGTTGTCATTATAGAACCTCACTTAAAAATACTGTCATGTCTGGACCACTTGGACCTCTTGAAAAATCAATATTATATACAACGAACCTGCTTGATGCATTTGATGCCATACTTATTCCGTTTTCTTGATAGTCTAAACTTACTATGTCACCAAGTTGAATTGTAGGGATTGCAAATATTTTAACTCCAATAGACTTTCTTGGCTTTGATGTTTTTTCAACCATCCACTTCATTAAGTTTGATGCTTCATCTTGTGATTGAATATACGGAGTAGTTAATGAAAAATCTTTTTTCCCATAAGTCATTCTGCTTAATTTTATATCTTGATAATCTTGTTTAAATTTAAAAGGATTTGAAATTAATTTATCTGCAACAAACTGTGGGTTTGATTCAAGAGTATTCTTATTAAAATATTCATCGACTGTTAGGTTGTTATCTGACTCCTGTGTAAAAGTAATTCCCTGAATTCTTAAATAGTTCCCACTTGTTTCATCTAGACTAAGTGCAGTGTCTGTTGCATTAAATATCATAAACTCAGCACCGTATGATCCTGCTCTAAAACCAGAAACGACATATCCTTTTATTTTATTAAATGTTGGAGAGATTTTTGCAGTTAATGCTGGATAAGCCTTATCATATTTAAAATTAAACACTGCTGCTTCTCTCATGATGCTGCCAAACTCTTCAAAATATATGTCATACTTTGGAGGTTCTGAAGAACCAATTCCAGAAAGATATGTATTTTGTATCAAACCACTGATTGCATATTTTCTAAAAGACTCATTTGCGTCAATTTCAGAATCTCCAAATACAGAATTTACTGGTGCGCCCAAAGAGAATGATGTGTTTTGAGAATAGTTATTACATAGGGCATAAACATTTTCAAACATTGCTCTTGAAGACCCTCTTGTAAATAATGCTATGTTAGAGTATACTGGAAGTGGATCATTATCATCTACTGTTTTTATTAGTTTGCCGTTAATGTATAAGTAGAATCTTCTTGTCTTTCCTATGTCTTCATATTCTACTGCTAAATCATATACCGTTGGATTTTCTTCAGCAAAAACTCTTGACTGTCCAGTAAATCTTCCATCATCAACAGTGATTGTAGCAAGACCATCCCAAAGTCCTACAGGAATGGCTTTGCCATTATTAGATTTTACTTTGTAGAAAAAAACATTACTAACGCTTTGTCTATCTGTTTCTGAAAGATTACCTAGTCCAAGTGCTGCTATCTCAAAATAATATCCTACATTTGTTGTTGGATTTAACATTACTGCAATTCCAGCAGAACCACCAGCAACGTTAATATTTTTATCTGGCGTAGAACCATTTACAACATAGTAAGTTGAAGATCCATTAGTTGTCTGACCACGGTCTTCATTGCTTTCAATCTTGCCAATAATTCTTAGTCTTGTTCCAAAGTGTTTATACTTTTTCCCTTCTAATGATTTATGAACATATGAAATAAAATTTCTTGGCTTTTCTTTAGTAGCAAAGTTTGGACCAGTTAAAGAAAGTGCTGATGATTGAACCGAACCTGGAACTTGTTGAGTATTTGTGGTTATCTCTCCTACAATAGAGGTTGACAGAAAGTTTTTAATAATTCCGCTTCTAGATGAAGTTCTTGCTAAAGCATCAGAAGATATTCCAGAGTCAGTTAATTTTCCAGATGAAGCAACGGTGGTTGCAGGTAAAGTTAAATCTTTTTGAAACAAATACTCTGATGACATGTAACAACCTTTAACATTGTCATCTGATTTCCAGTAGTCAGCAATTCCAGCATTATGTGCAACAACAGTAGTTCCAAATTGTCCACGACCATGCTTTTGAACTTCTCCATTTTGTAATCTAATAACACCAGATTGCTCAAAATATTTTGGTTCAGAATAAATTCTTACAAGGCCAGTTGGATATATCTTTCCATTGAATGGAAGTTTAGAAAAATAATTTTGATAGTCTTCTGTAGAAGTTATCCAAACATTTCCAAAACCAGTAACGTTGTATTGAACTGCATCATATTTTATAATTTCTCCTTGTGAATAAAAATATCCATTATATCTTGTAATCCAATACGCTGCTTCACCAAGACTAAATGTATTATTAATTACAATGTTATTTTTTACAATTGGAACATCTGCCGAAAGATTAGAGTTTAGTGGTATAGCACTAAGAACATATGCCGACTGTCTATTTACTTCGTTATTTATTGATTTTGTATTTTCTGTTCCAGAAACTTCCCACAATAGGGCAGGCTTATAAGTGTAAAATCTTTCATCATCTAAGAGGCTTGCCTGCCTTAGAGAACCGATAGATCTTTGTATATGTCTTGTTGTGTAATTAATTACTCCATCATTGTAGACATTGTTTGTCTGGCTAGATACAGAAATCACATTTGCAAGTTTAGCATTTGCAAGTGTTTTATTTTTAATTTCATTATCTTGAAACAGATCGTTAGTTCCCCTAAGTTCAAATGTTGTTGGTCTTTGTTCTTTTGTTGGCATAATATAGTCTTTGCTCATCATAACAAAGTTATTGTATTCATCAAAAAACATTGCAGTTTGAGTTGATACCGCTAAATCTTGAAGAATTTGTGCAACGCTGTTGTCTGGCCCAACAAAGAAATATGGAATTATTGTTTCTTTTTCATTTGCCACTCTTCTAAATGTGTAATTAGAAAAACCAATATGGTCTAATAAAAGAGAAACAGCAGAACTTACAGATACTTCTGTCATTAATATTTGTGGTGCAGTTATTGATTCTAGATACCAATACATATCTCTTAAGGAAAGGGACACAGTTTTATTCATAAGATCCTGCTTGGGAAATGAATCGGCATATAGTGTTTTAATTGGAACCCAGTAATCCCAGCCTGCAACATCAACAATTACTTCATAAAACTTAAACTGAACATGTCTATTTATATATTTTGCTATAATACTTGACTGATTGTTTTCATTAAATGCTTGATCATAATCAAATATATTAATATTTCCATTAGATGCAATTAACTGTCCAACTGGTAAACCACTTAGCCCAAGATCTGATGCACTTTTATTAATTGAATAGTCTAAAGTTTTATCAGATACATTTAAAACAAGTCTTGGAGATATTTCTATAAGGTCAAAGGTTGAGTCTTTTACGTTCATTGAGTCAACGACAATTCTAATTCCAGAGATATATTCAAACTCTCTATACTGTTCTTTTCCATCTAATGATTTAGTAAATACATTTGGAGATGTAGCATCTACTACAAAGTTTGTAAGTCTATCTACTGTCTCATCCTGGATATACCAACCATACTTTGGGGTTATGATTGTATAATCTGTACCGTTCCAAATATAAAACTTGCCTATATCGTTTTCATTTTCTTTAATAAGATAAGCATATCCAACTACAGACTGCTCAGGAAGCAAAGAAATACTTGAGTATACTTCTGCAAAAACAAAATTTGCTTTCCATTCATCTGGAACAATTAGTCCATAGGATATTTCAACATAGCCATCACTTTTGATAACTGAAGATCCGTCTACTCTTCGTATTGCGGGATTAAATGAGATAACATCTTGCCAGTTTGAATCTTTTAAGAACTGAATCTTCCATTTAGTTGGAACCTTTTGATTTAACTCTCCAAAGAATGGATCTGAAAATGCTCCAGTTGGGGATGAGAAGGGGCCTAGATTTTCTGTACCAGTATGGGTTTGCATCTTAACAACAACTCTATTGGCTGGAATTTTTTCTTTATAGACAACAAAAGGACAAGCATCTTCTATAGAGTTTTGAGAACCTCTTACCTTTGAGGCAATTCCGTATTCTTGACCAGACTCTGTTCTGTATGAAGTCCAATACTTAAACTTATCATTTTTATCTGGCATATAGTACCTTGGCCTATCGGCCATAACTAGATTTGGGTGGTGCAGTTTTCCGTTCTCAAAGAACACTGCCTTGTTAATTCCAGATCTTGGTCTAAACTGATTAAAGCATTCCTCTAAAGAATAAAGAGTTTTTAACTTTTCTTTCTTTGTTAAAAATGTTGTTGGAATATTGTCATTGTCAAATGTTCCATCTACAAGAGTATCTGCATCAGTTGCTCCTGTATAAAAATTTCCATCATCATTAATATCAAAACCTGTTGGAAGTGATGAATAAATAGATCCAGACTGCGTTGGTCTATATCTATAGTTACCAATATGTTTTATATTGGTTGGTATGTTCATATTCCATTCTGCTGTTATTATTGACTTGTTCCGTACCGTCGGAGAAGTCTCTAAAAATGTTTGCAGGTCTTTGTCTTCAAACATTATACTTCTTCCAAAGTTATTGAGACGTTCCAGTAATCAAAGTTAGTTCCTCTTTTTTCAACAGAATATGAAAAATCACTAATAAACATTTCTATAAGTTGATTGTATTGCCCAAGGTGGTCGTATGGTTCTGATGTTCCCTTAAAAATTCCTTTTCTATCATATGCAAGAAATACCCAGAAAGATCCCTTATGTGAATCATACCACTCAAGCATATCTGCTCCACCTGCTCCGCCATCAGTTGTATAGGATACATATGGAGAGGCTCCAGTAACAGTATCAAAACTTGGAATGTTTGCATGGGATCTAGAAGGAATTAAATTCCAACTTGTACTTAGTGTTATTTTGTCTGCAATATGATATGATCTCATGCGACCATTAATCATTCTTTCACGCTTTTCAATTCTTTCTTCTGAAAAATCAAGTGGCTGTCTATTATCATCAGTAATAAACAAGAATTGATCTAAAAGGGTTTGGTCTTCAACACTTTCTGGGTCTACTCCAACTTCATATCCGTAGGGGATGTACAAACCATCTTTAAGAGTGCCAGAGTTTTCAGACCACAGCATACCGCTTGGTCTGTTGTATTTCTTACGACCCTGAACATAGGTGACTCTTGGATCAATTTCTGGCATTTAATGACACCCCTCTAATTCTTCTATCATCAACTTGTTTAATTGTTGACATCACTGCTTGTGCAATTTCATTTGGATTAGCATTTGTTTTTGCATTAACAGTTAATGTATATGTATTATTATACACTGCCCCGCTATTAAGATCTCCATTATTCATTTTTTTCATATGATCTACACCGTAAGAATCTACAGCATACTTGCTCATTACAAATTCTCCTGGAGTTAGCATTGCTGGCACTGTATCAGTACCCTTTGCAAAACCACCTGCAGCAAACATTTTTGGAACCATTCCGCCTGCACTTAGCCCCATAGACTTCATTGCTTGTCCAGTATATCGTGCCGTAGATAGCGCTCCTGCTGTTCCACCTAAAGACTTTGTCATTGTTTTTGAACTTAAAAGCGCTCTTGACATATTAATTGCAATTGATTCTGGAGAAAGATTTCCTTCAGCAAGAGCAACGGCCTTGTTTAAACTTGTAGTATTTGTTGCTTTTCTAATAGCAAGCGCTGAAATTCCAGCAGCAACTTTTCCAATCTCTGCTGACTGACTTTCAAGTTCTGCAATGGCTGCTGCTGCTGCTAACGCTGCTGCAGTTGCTTCTGAAAGAGCAGCATTTGCTTCTGCTTCTGCATCTGCTGCTGCTTTGTGAGCATCTTCTGCTTCTTTATTTGCTTCAGGTGATGCCTCTGGATCTGGAACATATGGCTTTGAAATTATTGGACTTGGTCCTTGTGCTGCAGAGTTACTTGATGTATTCCCTGGTTGAGCCTGATATGCTGCAATAAGTTTTGCTTGAATCTCTAGTGCAAGTTTCATAGAATCAACAAATGCTGCGCTCTTAATTAAGGCAAGGTCTACTTGATTTTTAATTGCTTCCCAAGCATCTTTTGTTAATCCAAGAACGGTAAGACCTTCTATATCTTTGTCTAATACTATTTGTCTTAAACGAATAAACTCTTGTGCTGGTTCTAGTTTATCTTCTTCAATTTTAAATATTTTATCTTGAAGATCTTTAATTTCTTTTTCAAGGTCTAGTCTAGTTTTTCCACCCTGAGTTTTTACTCTAGACAATTCATATTCTCTAGATTTTTCTATTGCATCTTTTTGTTTTGTTACAGCATCTGCTGCTGCCTGGGCTCTCATATCCTGTACGGCCCGTGCTGCTGCTGAAATATCGCCAGAGGTTAGTGCCTCAGCAAGAGTTAGTTGACCCTTTTGCTGATTAGAAATGGAAGAGTTTAACTTTTCTACTTCATCTAAAGCCTTAATTCTTTCATCATACTTATCATTAATTTTTTGCTCTTGATCTTCAATACCTTTTAGTGCTGCTTCTTTATCATCTATCTCATATTGAATTGCTGCAATTGTATTTTGTGCCTCTTTAATTATTGCATTTTGTGATTTTGTATCTATTTTAAACTGTATGTTTAGTGCTGTCTCTTGAACATCAAAAGCCTGCATTGCATTGCCAAACCCCTTATCAAATAAACCTTGCATAAATTCAACGGTAGACTTTAATTGATTTAGTCTTGTATTAAACAACTCAACTAATTCACTTAACTCTCCTAATGCAGCCATAATAACTGCTGGTGGTGCTCCAATTGTTTGCAACCTCTTTACTTGTGCTTCTTTTGCTTCTAACTGACTTTCCATTAATTTTAAGTTTTCATCTGATGAAATTGCAAAAGCATCTTCTGCTCCATACTTTGATCTTAGTCTTCCTTCTTGAATTGTGTTTTTCTTAAATTGTGCGATATCTGTTTTTACCCCGCTAATTGCTGCATATTTTTCTTTTTCTTTTGTTAAACGCTTATAATTATTAATTAAAGTTTCTAGATTTTTATTACTTACGCCATTAGCAATTGCTTCTGCAATTCCTGCATCAGTAACTAATTGGTATGCCTCTGCTACTGGAACTCCAAGGTTTGCCAACTTATTAAAGGCAGTGGATTGATTTTCAATAGCCTTGAGGTCTGCCTCCATGCTAGACTTCCAGTCACCCATAGTTATTGAGTTTAATGCTTCCTGAATATTTTTAGCATCTTCTTTTAGTGCAACAATATTTCCTTTATTGTCAAACTTAAACAATGAGTTCTTTTTCTGTTCATATACCTTTGGATCCATGCCGACGATTAGTTCGATAAAGTCTTGGCTTGTACCTAAGCCTCTTAGATCGTTTTCTATACCGCTAAATACACTGATGGTCTTGTTACCACCAAACAGTTTATCTAATGCCTTACGAGAAGCACCCCAGCCTTCTGTGACCTTGATCTGGTTCATTCTTACATCTCTTAGTTTCTTTACTAAGTCATCTAGTGGTGAGGACTGGACTTTGTTTCCATCGCCATTTGGGGTTGTTCCTGTTGGAGCCTTTGTTCCTACTGATGTATTATCTGTAACGGCTTTGTATCCTTGTGCTTCTCTATATTTTTGTATTTTATATGAAATACTACCGCTGACTCCTGCTCCTCCATGTGGTGCTGGCTCTTTGAGCCAAGCCTTATAGTCTTCACTTGCTTCAATTTGTGGTTCTGGAATATTAATTATTGATGCAATAGTAGTTGTATATACAAGTTTTTGATCATCTGTTAATGTTTTAAAATATGCTTCGTCAAAGTTTGCGGTCCCTTTAAGTTGTGGCATTATATTATAAACAGCATCTATTGTCTTTGGCTTTTGTGTTTCAATTGCATCAAGAACTCGATTTAGTTCCTCGTATGCTGTTTTATTTTTTGGATCTACATAAAAACTAACCATAAAGTCTGATGGTATAACTGTATTAAGATTATTTAATTTGATCATGTTCTTTGTAAAATCAAGAGCATCTGAGTCTTTTTCAAATGCTTCTACCTTAGTTATAAATTTTGTTTGAACTGTTTTATTAATGTCACCCTTTGCATTAAGAATGTTTTGTGCTGCTACACCTATTGACTCAGATGTTGCACCAGAAAACTTTGTAATAATGTTCATCATCTTTGGTGCAATGTCTTTATTATCTGTTGCCATTTGCAAAAGAGTTCTAAATACGGCTGGAGGAATATCTCCACTTGCCATCTTTGCTTGAATTAAAAACTCTTGTCCACTATCAATAAGACCATCTTTTCTTAGATTTTTTGATTGCTGATTTACAGTATCTATATATGCTAACTGGTTAGGATCATTTTTGTATTTTGCAGTTGTGGCTTTTTTCATTCCAGACATCATTGCTTCTTGAAGTCCACCAGCACTATTGTATTGAGATACTATGTCTCCTTGCATTTTTGCTTGGGCTGCAGTTAGTTGATCTCTTTTTCCAACTTTGCCTTTTTCTTTATCTCCTAAATACTCTTTCTCTAGTTCTAACGCCTCATTAATTTTACCCTGCAGCCTTAACTCTTCAATTTTTTTCTGATAATACATATCAAGTGAATCTAGCATTTGTTTATTTTGTTCCATTGCAATTTTAGCATCTACTGCGTAGGTTGCTCCAAGAACTGCTGCCTCTTTTGCATATTTCTTTGAGGCAAAGTATCCACCAATTGCTCCTACTGCTGTTCCAATTCCAGCACCTATAATTGCTCCTGCTAGAGTTCCTGCAGGTCCTAGTGCTGTTCCAATTCCAGCACCTGCTGCTGCTCCACCAAGAGCCGAAGCGCCTATACCTAGTCCTTGTGTTACTTTTTGTCCAGCAAGTTGTTGCAAAACACCAGCATTTTTTACATTATCAGCACTAGTTTTCATATTCGTTGCATTTGCATTTACCATATTTATTCTAACATTCAATGGATCGTTAACAAGGTTTTCTCCATTTGGTCCAAGCAAACTTTCTAATTGAGCAATAACCTTTATACCAATAGACATATCTCCTGCTTGTCTAGCAGCATTCATAGCCAAACTTTTTGCCTGTGACATATCCATAGCGCCAGACATAATTGCTGCAGAAAGTTGGCCACCTAAATCTTTCACTGCAACATTTCCCTTACCTTCAGCGTTCTGTTTTGAAATTCTTGCAGTCAAAGCCTTTCCTTCTGCTGTTTGAGCATATGCTTCTCCATATGTAGTCTTACCAGTTGCTGGGCCAAGCATTGCAAAAGAATTTTTTCTTCTTAGGTCCATTTGTTCTGAGGCTGTTGTCTTACCACCAAATTTTGCTATAGTCTGTAATGCAGATGTAGATCCTTTAAACTTTTCACCCTCTTCTAAAACCTGATCTGCTGCTTTATCAAATGACATTCTCAAGGCAGCAAATGATCCAACTGTTGCAAGAAGTCCTACTGCTAAGGCTGAAGCAGGACTTTTTAACATTGGAATTATCATAGACAATCCCATAAGTGGCATCATTAATTTTTGTGAGATTTCTCCAACTTTACCTGGTACCATAGAACCAATCATTGCTGCACCTGCTGCCATTCCGACACCGCCAGCAATTCCCATACCACCCTTACCTGCTACTTTTGCATTTTGTCTATTATTTTTAAGTCTTTGCAATTTAGTGGTTTCAAATTTACCATTTGCCATTGAAGGTCCCATTGGCGTTCCAGAAACTGAAGGTGCTGGTGTAAACTGTGCTGCTGCTCTTTCACTAATAATTCTTTTTTGATATGCTACAGAGTTTGCTAATTTAGTTCTTCTTTCCATTTGTCTACGCATAGACTTGGCATCTGCATCCATTGGACCCATGCCGTATAGTTTAGTTCTTGATGCTGCCATCTTTGCTTGTGTTTTTGCTTCTGCCCTTTGGCGCTTTTCCATTTGTCTACGTAAAGATTTAGCATCTGCATCTATTGATCCCGTTCCATACAAAGCAGTCCTTGATGATGCTGCTGCGGATTGAGATATTGTTTTTCCAATAGTGGCACCAGCAGCCTTGGCTTTTGCAACAGATCCTTTTACTCCCGCAAGAATTGCGTTTACAGTTGCATTCTTTGATCCTGGGGCATTTGCTTTTCCAACAATTCTTCCCTTGGGGCCTTGACGAACCGATGAAGCAACACTCGCTGGAGCAAGTCTTGTATCCTTTATGCTGCCAGAGTCTGATTTTAACTTTCCGTTATTTGGCTTTGTTGGTATTGGCTTTAGGTTACCCTTTTTGTCTTCAAGTACTTCATCTGGCTTTACCAAAATTGAACGATGGAAGTTATAAACCTTTTTCCAGTCTGCGTTTAAGCCAGCCTGAAGTCTCTTATACATATCTTCATAAACTTTTTTGGCTGGATCTCCAGTCTTAAGTTTAAAGCCATCTATAGTTTTTCTTAATTTTGGAAGAGTTCTATTGATTTCTTCTTTTATTTTTCTTTCATATTCATCTGCAGACTGAATATTTTGTGGAATATCAGCAGTGGCATTTCCAAACCAGAAAGGAGAGCCATTAGCATTTGGTCCTGTAACACCCTTAAAGTTATGCATAGCAATTGCTTCCATTGATGGAAGACCACTTGAATAGGCTCTTTTACCAGAGGCTGTATCAAATACACCTGCAGCGCCAACATCGGCTACAACATTTCCTCCAAGGTTGCCCTTCTTAAGGTCTTTGTCTCCACGAAGGGCTGCTGCTACTGTTTGCTTAATATATTCTTTTTCAGTAAAAGTTTTTGGCATTGTGTTTGGATCAAATCTTGAGTCATACGGAGATTCCAAAACAATAATTTTTCTTTTTTTCTTAACATCTGGTTCATCAATATCTGTAGGATCAATCATTGTTTTGATTGTTTGTCTTGGTGCTAGTAAGCCTTGTGCTCTAGCAATCTCAGTTCCTCTTTTTTCTGCTATAGCGTCTAACTCACTCAGCATTGGTTTTACAAATACTTTTGACCCATCTGGCTTTGTAAATATTCCGCCGATGGTTGACATAAAATTACTTCTACCAGAACTCTGTGTTTCTTGAACACCAAAGTTTGTAGGCTTCTTTGCTCCAAAGGCAGTTTGAGATGCCTCTATTGCAACTGCTCTTAGTTTTTCTTTGTGCTCCATTGCTTTTTCAAGATCAAGCAATTGTGGGGCTGATAGCGGTGCTGCAACCTTTGTTTTCTTTGCTGCCTTTGTGCCTTGAGAAATTACAGGGGTTGTTCCTGCTCCAAGTCTGTTCATATTAACTACTGTTCCTTCTGGAACTTGAACTCCATGGTATGTGCCTGCTGGAAGAGTTATAGTTGATGATCCAGTTACTACTCTTTTTTTACTATTAACTCTTTCATCAATGCTGTAGTCTAAGATTAAACCTTGTCTTTTTGCCTCATCAAGAATTTTTCTACTTTCATCAGGTGTAGTTCCTAATCCCTTACCCATATTAAATCTATAGTCTGTTGCATACAATCCTTGAGATTTTACATAGCCTGGGTCGTTTGGACTTATTATTTTTGGAATTTCTTTCTTATATAAATTGTCAACTATTGAATCATTTATAAATGGGCTTTTAGATTCTTGAATTGACTTTAAGAATGCATTATCTAGCGCTTGTGCCTGTACTGCAGACATTCCAGATGGAGACCATTTGCCTGCTCCACCCTTAATCCATTCATCTATAAACTGTTGCTTAGGTACTCCACCAGTTAGGCTAGGCATTGCTTTATTCATCCACTCAGGGAAGTTGAACATAAGACTGTGCTTTGTTGTTGTTACTGGTGGCAAACCTTGTGATATTAGAACCTGTTCCATAGTTATAAGTTTTAACTTTTGATCGGGAGACATATTAGGATTGCTCTTAATAATGTCTGATATTAGTCTTGGCTCGCTGCGTCCGCCTACGTGTGTTTCATTAATTGCAACTGATTTAGCATCTGTTGTTGCTGCTACTTCAGGAGCAAATGCTAATCCTTGAACTCTTCCGCCTGCAACCATGTGTGCAATGGCTGGTCTATTTGCTGGATCCTGTGCTGATTGTTGAGGGATTACTGCTTCGCCAGGAGTTAGGTCTGCGTTTACGCTATCTTTATTTCCAGTTCCTGGAACGCTTGTTGTTCCTTTACCATATTTTTTAGGTGTAGGCAAGCGCTTTCCAGCACTGGGACCCGTAAATCCTATTTGTGCTGCAATGGCTCTTCTGTATGCATTTGCCAACATGTTAACTGCTGCTGTTTCAGAAGTAAAAGTTTGTCTTAATCTTTGATGAACCTGATCAAGTGATGCTGCAACTGCTGATGCTTCTAACTGTTCTTTAGTTAAATAGTTTGTCTGCTCGCCTAATATTTGACTTGATTGGCCTGTTCTGTTGTACATAGATTTTAATCCTGCAAACATTTTAATTATGTTAGCAACAGCGTTTGCAATCAAACCAAATCCCATTAAAAGAACTGGTCCAACACCAGCAAGGGCAACTGTAAGAATAGTTAAGAATTTTTTAGTACCGTCTCCTAAGTTATTAAACTTGTCAAGAATTTTTCCAACAAACTCAACAATAGGGGTTAATGCTTTTAAGAATTGTTCTCCTACTGGAGCAATAGCCAATTTTAAATCTTCCATTGATTTTTTAAATTTGTATGTTGTTGTATTCTGAATTTTATCTAATTCTCGTTGTGACAAGATTGCAAGTTCTTCTGTAGTTGCTTTTGTTAATGATAAGACTCTCTGTGCTTGTGTACCCTGGGTTGTTACGTTTTGGAACAGTGTGGAAAGTCTTGAAAACTGGAACTTACCAAATAGTTGTTCAATAGCACGAGCACGGTTAAGTGGGTCAAGAGTATCAAGTGCTTGTGCAAAACCAACAACAGTTGCTTTAATGTCTCCTTGGTTGGCTTCAACAATTCCTTTAATATTTACGCCAAGTTCTCCAAGAAACTTGCTTGCCTTTGTTGATGGATTAATTAAAGATGCAAGACCAGACTTAAGTGCGTTGGCGCCTTCGGATGCATTGATTCCACCTTCTTTCATTGCTGTAAGGAAAAATGCTAAGTCTTCAACGTTTCCACCAAGTTGCTTAACAACTGGTCCAGCCTTTGGAATTGCTATTGTTAAATCTTCAATAGATACTACAGTCTGGTTTTCAACTGCGTTAAGGAAATCAATTTTGTTTGCAAGATCTTCTGCTGCAACGCCAAAAGCGTTAGTTACAGAAATTGTTGTCTCTAATGCCTGCGTTTGTTCTACTCCGCCAAGAACTGCAAGCCTTGTTGCCTGTACAACTTGTGCAACTAATTCTGCACCCATCTTGCCCATTGCTGCAGCATCTGCAGCCATTTTCATTGTGTCTTCTATTGCAACGCCATACTTAGTATATTCTGTTGCAAGTTTTTGAATTTGCTTAACCATTGCATCAGTTTCTGCTTGTGTTGTAAACATTTCTCCATACACACGCTTAAACCTAATTGCCTGCTCTTCAAGTTTCATAAATGTTTTTGAAGCAACTGTACCAAGCATTGCAAGTGGAACAGTAAAACCAACCATTAACTGACGTCCTGCCCACTGAGTATTCTTACCAAAGTTTAGGAGATTGGTTGATCCTTGTCTTAATAATTGATTAAGTAGTTGTTGTCTCTGTGCAGC